GTTGGGGAGCTCGAGCGCGTGTATAGGGCAATCTTCAAAGACGCCCTGTACGCATTCCCGACGTTAGAGGTGGAATTTGAGAGAGATCTCATCCGTCTCTTAACACTCGTTGAGCGAAGAGGAATTCGTGTTTATCTCGAAGACCTCCCAGCAATTGGGAAGCACCTAGATAGGTGCCTTTCCAATGGTGAGTACAATCCACCGAATCTCCCTCTGACGAAGAGGAAGTCAAGTGGGGTAGTGATCCCTAGGTTTCTAGGGGGTCTCTACCTACTCATTTTTGACGAGTGTGGTCGTCTGAGAGAAGATTGCAGTATAGAGGCTGTCTTCTTTCTACGGCAGATTTTGTTTGCCGCAAAGAAGGCTCGCTTCGACTGCAGTCGTCGCAAGGTCCGGGACGCTGTTCTGGACTTTGTAGCGACAGATGGTGAGTTACCAGAGCCCGAAAGGTTCTGGGAAGCTCTCGGCAGCGACACCCCTACGGTAGAGGAGACATACCTTGGTTTTGGTATGTCGACTCTGCTCAAGGACCGCCTAGCTGCTATTCCGAATCCTTGTAGGAGACGGGAGCTATCTATTTTCTTGGCTAAGCTCGACACGGTGTCGAGCATAGTCACCACAACCTTAGGGGCTTATCACCCCTCTGATTGGAGGTTCAGACATGGCCCAGGTGCGATCGCAGAGGAAACTGGCCCTACCAACAAATACCGTTGGACTAATTGGTCAGATTCTCTGGAATCCGAGTACCCGATTGCTGATTATGGCTTTCATAATTTTAGCAGTTGGGCAAGCCGTTGCGAAGAGTCTAGTCAGATACACTCTCACGAGCGTTCGTCAAGACTTATCGCAGTTCCTAAGTCCTTCGCTGGGCCTCGGCTTATTGCCGCGGAACCGAGCGAACATCAGTGGTGTCAGCAAAACCTGCGACACTACTTCATGTCTCGAGCCGGAGATACCTGGTTGTTGGGATTCGTCAACTTTCGAGACCAATCCCGTAATCAGGAACTCTGCTCTAGAGGATCCAGGGAGGGCACGATTGCTACCGTCGATCTCTCGGCGGCGTCCGATCGTGTCACGTGCCACGCGGTAGGTCAGTTCTTCCGGAGAAATCCGGGATTGCTGAGAAGCCTACGCGCGTCTCGTACCCGTAGTGTGACGCAAGACCTCGTGCACAGTGCACCCGGAGTTGTGTCATTGAGAAAGTTCTCAACTATGGGAAGCGCCTGCACCTTTCCTGTGGAGACCCTAATGTTTCTAGGCATAGCCCTAGCCGCCGTACTGGTTGTACGAAAGCTTAGGCCCACCGTCGGGAACATGAAGGCCCTCATGGGCGAGGTGGCCGTCTTCGGGGACGATATCGTTATCCCCGTTGACAGTCGGGAGCTGTTCGTAGACGCCCTTGAACTACTTTGGTTCAAGGTCAACACCCACAAATCTTTCTGGACTGGGAAGTTCAGGGAGTCATGTGGTGTTGATGCCTTTGACGGGGTCACGGTGACTCCAGTCTATTGGTCGCGAGTCTACGATGGCGGACCTGAATCGCTAGCGAGTACCGTTGAGGTGTCGAACAACTACTATAACAGGTGGTTGCTAAACACAGCGGCGTATCTCGCGTCGACACTACCAGCGGACGTTCCGCAGGTAGCACAGCGATCAGGTGTTTTTGGTCTTAAGACACGCTTCAGGCCACGGAATGTCACCTTTCGAAGGCGATATAACCATGATCTCCAGCGCGTCGAGCTTTACGTGCGTTCGCTCAAGGCGAAGCAAGATAAAGCGCCGACCAATGACGACACTGCGTTGCTTCAGTTCTTCACTGAAGACCCCGGTCCAGGAAATCCCTGGACGCACGGTGTACCGCAGAGACCTCTGCTAAAAACTAAGCGGAGGTGGGTTTCTTGTGGAGACATCACAGCTCAGTGATGTTCACAAGAATGGGACAGATCAGCT